CAAAACTGAAATGCGCCATCGCCAGATAGTTTTCTGCTGCGGCCCACCAGCGGCTGCGTTCGTAATCAGGATGCATCTTTCTCTCCCAACGACGGTGGCATACGGGTGGCAAGTATCGGCAACAGGTCAGGGTTCCTCAGCAACTCGCACATGTCGTTGGAATCAAACTCCCAACGAACAACGCGCAGCCCCATCGTTGCGGCTCCGGGGTGAATCTCTCGTGAAGTACCGTCCTCAAAATGTGCAATCATTCTTGCCCCCTTGCGCGGATGGCGTAGGCACAATCGGTTGGAGTCGGCCATTTGCAGCATTCAGTGCCTTCGGCGCGGCTCTCCATCTCATCACACACCTTTGCACACGCCTCGCGCTCAGCCTTGACTGCGGCCTCCAGCTCGGATCGGTACACCTGCGTGTCGTCGTCGTCAATCATTCTTTTTCTCCTGCGAGTTTTGAATCGACTATGCGCCGGATAACCTGCTGCTGGAAAATCCAATACCTGTCATCAGCATCGACGTAATACCCCGGCCCATACGTTGCCACCATGTAGTCCTGGAAGGCGCCTTCCACATCCGTGTCTTCAAAATCTGCCCAAATTTGCGCCCAGTCCTTATCCGTCAACGCCTGGCGCTGGCGCTGGGCGGCGTTCTTTTCAAGCAATTTGTTATTGGCCCACACCATGCCCTCGATGAAAAAAGGATGGTCATACATGGGGTTCTCTCCATCAGGCATGTCGCTTGGTTCTAACCCAGGCTCCTGCCGCTCGACCTCTTCAATGATGGCGAGGCGCAGGTTGGTGATGGCCTTTTCAATGTTTGAAGAACCCCACCAATGATTGACGTTTGCAAACTCCAGCGCTTCCAGTGCCTGTTTCATGGCTTCGATGCTCATTTCTTCTCTCCTCTTTCGCGGATGGCGGCGGTCATGTACAAGCCTAGGAACCCAAAGCAAACTAAGTTCCATCCAATGAGAAACCACAAAAGTGCGTCAGTCATTCCCCGCCCCCGATCCCGTGGGCGCGCTCGATGGCGCGGGCGAACTCTTCCATGCTGTCGTACTCACCAGCGCGGATTACCGCCTTGATCTCCTCATCCGTCAGCGGCTGGCGCTGGGGCGGGGCGGTGTATTTCTGGGCAAAGTCAGCCATCCAGACCGCGATGGCGCTGGACAGCGGCGTCCCGTCGATGAACTGCTTCCACAATGGGTTGCTGCGAACGATCTGATCGGCTTCCTTCAGCAAGTCAGCCCACGCCACCGGCTCCTGCCGCTCGGCCTGCTCAATGGCGAGGCGCAGGGCTTCTTCGGCGCTATCAATCTTGGCCCATACATCAGGATTAAATGAACCAACGCTCCCCAGCGCCTCCAGCGCCTGCTTCATTGCGTCGAGGCTCATAGCTGCCTCCCTGGGGTTCTTGCGGCGCACGGGAACGTCCTCTTCAAGACATCAGAGACAATCATGTCCGCCGAGAAATGCCGCACTGCCGGGTTAGCCTCAAGGTAATTGCGAACCATGTCCAGAACTTGCCCAGACAAGACGCTCGGGGGCATGCAGACCGTCACCCCTTGCAGCGTGTCAGCCACCCCCATGACGTACCCCAGCGCACTCATCTGGAAGCCGTGCGACCCCTTCATGTCGGACAGGAGTTTGTTGCCATCGAGGAATTCTGCGTGGGCAGAGCCAGCCACAAGGGCGAGGCACAGAATGGCGTGTTTCATTTTTCCCTCGCTTTCAACATCGCGTCGGCCATCTCATAGGAGTCGTTAGCAATCCAATCAGGTTTGCTAATCCGAGTGGAGGTGAGTAACCCCAACATCGCCTTCGCAGCAAAGTAATCGCGCAGGGTCATGCCTGCTTTTTCTGGGACGCCCCATGGATTGGTGGAGCCATCAGGAAACGCTGGGCCTCCGGTTTCTTTATTCATTCTGCCTCCCACTCAGCTTTTTCGGCCTCGTACCGCCGCATGAACTCGTCCCATGTAAGTTTGGGAACTTCCCCTTCCCAGTTTTTCTCGTACCAGTTGGCAAGCGCAAGCTCTACATATCTGCTCTCCAACCCAAACACTTCGGCAATCGTGTCCCAAACCCCCGCCGCCGCTGCTGCCACAGCCCCAGCGACAACGCCGTAGGCTGGAGATTCAATCTCAAATTTATCGCCCTTGAACATCTTGTTCCACAGGTCTGTGGCTTCATGCGCTATATCGACCCAACAACGCGGTCGGGCTTTATCGTAGTAGTCGTGGATTGCATCACACACATCCAACTCTTCGTCATCCCAGTTGCAAATGATGTACTCACGCAGCTCTTGCGCGGGCAGTTCCCAGTACTTGACTCGTTTCATTTCACCCTCCGAATCGGCTCCCACCCTGCGTCAGGGATGCGCTCCGGGGGAGGCGGGGTCATCGTTGCACTCGGTGGCGTCCATCCAAACTTGCGCCAGGTGGCTTGCACATCAGCGCCGCGCTGGTAGGTAAACTTGATGTCAGTCACTCGGGTAGTGGGCTCGACTCGGGTTTGCTCGCGCTTCATACTTTGACCTCCAACTCGTTGATCCTGTCGGTCAGGATGGCACCAAGGTCTCGCCCCTTGACGGCCACCATCTGAGCCTCCTCGCACTCGTAGACAACCTTGGCCGCATCACGCAAGCCCTTGTTGTAGCCACTGCGGTAAGTGTCGTCACCGTCCAGCAGCATCGTGATGGCATCGCGGATCATGGCCGAGGCCTTGCGCTCCTTGGCAATCTCCTTGAGCTTGTCGTGATACTCCCTCGGCAAGTACACCGAGTAGGGGACTAGTTTCTTTGCTTCCATGTATGGAACTCCACGTTGATTGCTTCCAGGCGAACCCGTGCCTCCTGGTTTGTTTTTAGCTCTGAGCGCGACTGCACGCCCAGGTACTCTCTGAGCCAATCCGTAGCCTCCTGCTCAGTCGGACTCATGATCTGGTTGTCCTCATGCAGGTACTCCCAGAACACCGGATCGCGGCACAGAGCGCCAGCAATCTTGGTAGACCGCTCGCCGGCAAACTCATCCTGCCGGTTCATTGGCTGCTCGAGGCCATCCAGGCGCACCATCACCACTTGATAGCGCGCTCCAACGTAGTCACGCAAGATCCGCTCGTCCAGGTCGTCGGGATGAATGTTGAGGGTCAACACATATCCCGTCTTGTCCTGCTTGAGCGCAACCTTGACTGCTTCAAAGTGAGGATGGTTAGGCATGCCTACCCCTAGAAAGGAACGTCCTCGTCATCAGCGCGCTGGCGAGGCGGCTGCTGTCGAGCTGGTGCAGAGTAGCCGCCCTCTGGCTTGACGTACGGAGCCGACACCGAGAGCGACAGGCAGTTCTTGCCCCCGATCACCTTCTCCCAACCGGCAATCTGAATCTTGACCAAATCGCCCTCAGACTTGTCGATCAGGTCTTGCAAGAGGGTGCGGTCAATGACTGCGTCGCCCTTCATATCGGGCTGGTTGGAGGCCGTCTTGCGGTCGTTGGGCCACAGCGTGCCGGAGTTGGGTTTGGGAACAAAGTTGCTCATGCTGCCTCCTGGAATCGGCTCTTGGCCTGGGTAAACACACTCATCAGATCCTTGAAGAAGACGGTGTCCTGCGCCTTGACGGCATCGAACAGCTGCTTGTTCTTCTTGAAGATCTGCATAACATCGTCTGCGCTGTGGGCGTTGTCAAGGGCTAGCTTGCAAGCCTCATCAATGACGTTGAGCCAATCATGGATGTCGCCCTTCGGCTCCAGGCTGACGCTCAGCTGCCACGCACCCTCCTGTCCGGTGATGTTGGTCGGCGGACGGGGCGCCTTGGGCGCAGGAGCGGCCGGCTTGGCTGCGGGCTTGGGCTGCGACGGCTCGGACGCATCGATGATGTCGTGCTCCACGATCTCCATGGCAGCGAGCCACAGGTAGCGGCGCTGGTAGGACTCCACGGCACCCAGGTTCTGGATGGGGTGAGCACCCTTGAGGTTGGCCTCAGACAACGGGCTGGTGATGGTGATGGACTGACCGTCGTCGGTGTCAGTGATGCACAGACGGGCGTACTCGTTGTCAAAGCTCACCACGCTAGCCAATCCCAGGTCGTGGAAGATCTGCATGGTCTGGGGCAGGAAGTCGCCCAGCTCAAAGTACTTGTAGCCAGCGAATTTGTTCTCGCCTGACTTCTTCAGCTCCATGCGGATCAGCTTGATGCGCGCTTGCATCAGCTTCTTGTGAACGCTCATTCGGATTCCTTCCAGTTACGGGGTTTACGCAGATAGGGTTTGCCGTTGGCCTTGTAGCCATACGGCGCTTTGCGGGGGCGGCCGCGCTTCTTGGGCTGCTCCTCCACAAACTTCTTGGCCGCCTTGTACGCCTTCTTCTCCAGCCTGTTCAGCTCCTCTTGGCTGGTGATCAGAGGCTGGGCAATGGTAGGCGTGCGCGATTGCTCGACTTCAATCAGCTTCTCAAGGAAGTGCTTGGCTTTCTCCAGGTCTTCCAGGCCATTCTTGTCCTCATACCGGCTGACGTACTTGACAATGCAGCCGGCCAAGTAGCCCATGTTGTTGCTAGAGATGTAGTCCCAAGGCTGGATTGCCTTGTCCTTGTAGTGCTCGCCACCGACTTGTGTTTCATTTGCCGCCATGATCATTCCTTTGTTTCTTCGATCCATCCATCTTGATAATCCCGCCATTGCTGGCAGTACGTATTGACCGGGCAAAAGTTGGCACAGCGCACACGCTCGCCGGGTCGGACTTCTACTTCGTAGTCCTTGCCCAGCTTCTGCACTGCTGCATCAGCCTCTGCCTCAGTCTTATGTAGCGACTTGGCCCGCACGCCACCCTTCTTGCGCACCGCGTAGATAGTGGGCCGCTCCCACATTTCTTCGGGCGTGCATTTGGGTAGCGCCTCGCCGGCTTCCATCGCAAACTCACAGGCCGAGTGCTTGGCAATCCGATGCAGCACGAACGACTCGCGCTGCTCCAGCGGCCACAGCTCAATCGGCAACTCTTTAATCGGCGCCTCGGGGTAGCCCTCGCGGGTAGCCGCATCCCGGCGGCTCCAGTCCCGGATGATGGCCACGATGCCCAGGTCACGCACAGGCACGTTCTTGGCCTTCTCCACCAGATAGGCGTAGATGTTGAGCTGGTATTCCCACTCAACCTTTTCGCTCATCACCGCCCAGGCGCTGGTGGTCTTGTAGTCCCGGATGCTGATGGTGCCGTCTTCGTTCTTGATCTGCAGGTCCACGGCCCCGCTGATACGCCACCCATCCGCCTCGGTATGAATGCGCTCCTCGATGACGTGGTGGGGATCCTTGCCGTGCTCCAGCACCGCGTGGACGGCCGAACCAAAGATCGACCAGACCATGTCCGCCACGTCCTCCTCTAACTCATCCTGAAAGCGCGCGGTTAACGCGACAATTTTGGGGCTGTTGATCAGCTGCGTCACGCTGAGGTTTGCCCTACCCTTGCTGTAGGTCGGGCGCTTGAGGACATTGACAAATGTCTGCGGCAGGTTGTGTTTGTTGGTCAGCTTCAAGGTCACTCTCCGTTGAACATGAATTTATTCTGGAGCAATTCATGCTCCGTGTCAACAGGTTGTACCCATCTTTTTTCATCTGTTGCATT